GCAAAAGCTTTCGGAGCAGGATCAGACTTTGTAATGCTTGGAGGAATGTTTGCTGGTACAGATGAATGTGAAGGAGAATGGATATTTGAAGATGATACGAAATATTTGAAGTTTTATGGAATGTCTAGTGAAGAGGCAAATAACAAATATTGTGGCGGAATGAAGGATTATAGGGCTTCAGAAGGCGAAGTTAAATTTGTTGGCTATAAAGGTAGTGCCGAAACTGTAGTAAATCAAATTCTTGGAGGACTAAGATCTGCATGTGCTTATGTTGGAGCTAATCAATTGAAAGATTTAAGCAAATGCACCACTTTTGTAAGATGTAATTCTATAAAGTGAAATTTAAATATGAATTTTATAAAAAATGGACTTTAAATAACTTTTTGTTATTCCATCATTTGATTTTTCTGCATAATCTTTCATCAAATGCATCATTTTAAGCTTACCTTTTTTGTCTTTTGATGCAATGTTTGTTTTTGCAAATGGATCATTTTTTATATTGTATAATTCTTCTGGTTCCCTAAATCTAATTTTGTTATGCATCTTTATATCAGTTCTAGTTATTCCACACATACTCAAAGATTCACTGTTGCAACCACATTCAATAAATTCATTTTTTCCATTAGACCAAAAATTAACAATATAACAATAATCTTCATTGTGTATTGCCCTAGTTTGAAAATTTCTGTTTCCCCATAATTGGCATAAACAAGTGTAAGCATTATTTTTAAATGAAGATCCTTTTTTAATCGTATTAAAATAAGATGTTCCATCCATATCTTTTTTTTGCAATCCTAGTAATTCAAGAATGGTTGGCATTATATCCACACTAGAAACATAAGTATCGCTTATCTTAGGCTTTAAAACTTCTGGACAATGCCATATCAAAGGAATCCTACTGCTAAAATGATAACAATTAGCCTTAACAAATGGAAATGACATACCATGGTCACTAGTGAAAATTATAAGAGTGTTATCTGTTTTGCCACTTTCTTTTAAAGCACGAATAATCTCGCCAACAGTCAAATCACACCTTTTGACCCCTTCATAATATTGTGCTAATTCAGTTCTAACTTCTGGAATATCAGGAAGGAAACCAGGCACTTTCACACTGCTAGGATCATATCTTGTTTTTTTCTCAAATGGCCTATGTGGATAATGAGAATTTACCATGAGAAAAAAAGGATCTGGAACCGATGAAAAAAAAGACTTACAAAAGTTGTAATAAGCATTTATATTTTTACCATGACCAGTTATTTTATCGTAACCTAATATCTTCTGACTCCATTTGAATTTATGGTCTGGACATAAATGCTCCGCTTTTCCAATTATCCCAGTTGTATATCCTCTATTTTTTAAAATGTCTGGAAGTGTAGTTATATGTTCATTTATACAATTGAATCCAACAGCACCATTATTCCAAGGGTAAAGACCTGTCATCCATACTGATCTAGATGGCTGACAAAGACCTACTGTGGTGTGTGCATTTTCAAAAAATACACCTTCTTGTCCTAATTTGTCTAAATTTGGTGTTATGTCTGGAATTTCACATCCAGACATACCAGTAGAATTGTAACTCATGTCATCGGCAGATATAAATACTATATTCATCACTACCGCATAGCTTGATACAAACTTGTAATTGGAGTTAAATCCATAGACTTTGCACCCATACTAGCAACTGGAATGCCACCACACCCACCCTCTTCTTCATCTTCATCTTTGTCGTTTTTAAATGCATGGCCAACATCAGACATGTACGCTCTGCAAACCGAAATTTTATTTTCCATCCACTCATCAAGCTGGTCATGATCTTCTAGCATAGAAAGAATGAGGTCAGCGTATTCCTTTATATCTTTTAGGTTATTCATCAACATTCTGTTTCCATCGTTTGAGGCTTCAAGTTTGTTACTATCATCCGTAGCTATACTATGGTTTTCGCATCGATCATAGTACTCACTTTCAGAAATGATACCAGCTAAATAAAACTTGTAGTTTTCATTTTTTTTATCAAACATTTTAATTTTCCTTTTTCCAAAATATTAGTTTACTAATTTTATTTTCTTACATCAAATTTACGAGAAATATTATCTTTCTTATCATTCAATCCAAGATCATGTCCAGTCTGGTAATCATCATTCTTGCCAAATAATTTTATCTTCTTGCTAATCATCACATCGTTGTATCCACGCATAAAGTCTTCACTTACTATTGTACGAATCGCACATGGCTTACAATATAAAACATCATCAGTCGTCTTGCATAAACTCGTATTCTTGAAAGACGCTTTTTCTTGATGATATAAGGGAAAACCACTGTAATTGTTTTCTATATCCCTATGTCTAATTCTCCCACAACCAGAAACAAATAAAAATAAAATTAAAAAACATGTAATTCTCATTTTATCTCCATACATTTAAATGATTACTCTTATATCATATATATGTTTTTAAGTGAGATAAATTTATGGATGAGAAAAATTTTATAAGTAAAGAACAATTTAAAAAAGAAATTAATGATTATAAAAAATTTCTATTTTCAAGTAACTTGTTTTCTATGGCCATAACCTTAATATCAGCACAAACAGTTCAAAAATTTGTTTCAATTATATCAGAAACAATATTTATGCCTTTTATAAATTATATAATAAACTCAACTGGAGGAAATTGGAGAAATCTAATATTCATACCAGTCACAGGAATGGAAATAGAACTTGGTAAGCTTTTAGGTGGAATCTTAGAATTCACAATTACCATCACATTCATTTATATAGTTTTTTCTAAAATTATAAAAAAGTTCGACCCCAATAGCGAAATTAAACATTAATGTCTTTCTTGGGAATGCTTGCAATCTGAGGAATTCTGGTCGTTATTGTTTTCCAATTTCTTTTTACCCATTGCATGAATATACCTTCTGCCTTTACTGGGCCAACCTCACTGGTAGTACCTGTTTTTTGCCTTTCTAATTCATGAGTACATTCGTGAACAATCGTACTGGCAAGCTCCAAAACGCATTCCAGCGTGTCTCCATGTGACTGTAAATGTTTTTGTACATTTATATGAATGACATCAGATGATTTTATCTGATTTAAATCAACATCTGGTATGTATTTCTTTATTACTGCCGATGGAAGAGTATTGATTTTTTGACTTGATATAAAATCATCTCCAAATTTCATTCTTATTTTACCAACAACATTTGCTCCAATTACCTTCTTATCTTCGGCAGAACTATACATCCCATAAACACCTTTGTTTAATGTGGCTATAGTACTTATATTTAAAAGTAATTTCTGATCTCTTGGCAAAGTCTCATCATACATTTGAACTAATTTTACAGCAAATTTTGCCTTGTCGTATGCTGAATCTATTTGTCTCTCATCAACCATCTCAGTTCCAAGAGTAGATTGTTCTAACCATTGTATAAAACTTTTCAAGTTAGCCTCATTATTTAAAAATAAACTTATTATATTATTTATCAATAATTCTGTAATTTAAAATGTAAATAATTCAACATGAATAACATTACATTAAATTATTTGATCAAAAAAAATAAACTAAATGCAAATAGATCTTCTGGAACTGATAAAGTTAGAAGACATAGCTACATTGATGTTTACGAATCTTTGTTTGCATCAAAAAGAAATGAAAATTTGACAATTCTTGAAATTGGAACACATTTTGGTGGTTCTGCTCTTTTATGGCATGATTATTTTCCAAAATCAAATCTTGTTCTTATTGATATAATGGATAGAACTTTGGATCAACATATGAAACAAATGAATCCAAATAGATATAAAAAAATAATTTCAAATGCTTATTCTCAAGAAGTTGTAAGCCAAATTAAAATTGATTACCCAAATGGATTAGATATAGCCATAGATGATGGGCCACACACTCCACAAAGCCAAAAAGATTTTATACAACTTTATTTGCCCATGATGCGTAAAAATGGAATCCTTGTCATTGAAGATATAAGTAAAATTGAATATGCACATGAACTAAAAAAAATAACATCAGAAAATTACATTTCAGAAATAATAGATCTTAGACATGTAAAAAATAGATATGATGATATTATGTTAATTGTCAAAAGTTGATGAGCCATTTTCACAAACACGATTAAATAAAAAACATAATAATTTTATAAAAAAAGCGAGATCTATATAATTTGATAGATCTCGCTTTTTGTGTTTATTTAGAACAATCTTTGATTACAAACAGTAATTGCAGCGACATAAGCTCCTGCTTTGCCATTGCAAGTTCCTGCTGCAATATTAGCTCTTGTGCATTGTGGATAAAGTAATTTCCACCCCGCACAAGTACAACCAGATGGAGTTGATGTGGTTGAAAAATGACAAGGAAAACCAATTGTGGTTGTGCAAACAGTTTTTGCACAAGATCTTATTTCCTTTACTTCTTTTACTACTAAACCTAAAAATGTTTGAGCAATCAAAGTTATATCTTCTTCACTTGTTGCAGTTTGATCCATTCTGCCAAAAGTTAAAACATATAGTTCTTTTCTTCCAGTCAAACCAGTCAAAATTTGATCAGAACTGTTTTCTATATCCTCAAAACTCTGTGTTATTCCAGATACAACACCATCAACAATAATGATTTGATTTATAGCGGGTTCATTAGAATCATTATCATAAGAAGTTTTGTAAAATACAGCATAGTTGCTTCCATTTACACTTATATCAATAGTACCAGTATTTGCGTATCCTTGCCCATCCTGCCCTGTTCCGCCTGTAATGCTGAATTCTTCGATACTGATATTGTTTGCACCAAGAACTAAAAGACCGGGGTACATATTAGTAAAATAAGTACTTCCAGAACCAAAATAACTTGAGCCATCTTCTATAGTTCCATCAAGTGAAGGTAAATCGTAATTTACATCATCTATGGCTATATCATAGTTGGTTTCATTTTCATCACTCCATCCATAAAAGAAAGAATGAGTGAAAGGTATAGATTGATCATCTTGAATGCTTTCGTATGTGTTGGTTAGATTTGTATTAAAAAAGGAACCTCCATCATACATGTCATCTCCACCATCATTTATACCCATAGCTCTCATTGTTGACTTTAAAGGAGTTCCAACCAAAGCACCTACAGAGTTTAGTTTTGCACAACCACCAGCCATATCAGCATTTAGATAATTGAACTGAACTGTACAAAGGCTATCTTTATATCTGTAGAAAAATCCTGCACAAAATATATTTCCGCTATTATCTAAGCGAATTTTTTGCACACGATCATTGAAACCTTCTCCAACCAAAAAAGTATCATCTTTTGTTCCATTAGAATTAAATCTAATAATTCGACCCAATCTTGCGTTATTGTATGCGTAGAACCAACCGCCAGCTAAAATTTTACCATCAGATTGAATGGCTAAATTTTGAACATTTTGATCGTTTGGAAAAGCTAAACCGGGAGATGATGTTTGAAAAGTACTATCTAAATCACCATTTGTTTCTAATCTAACTATGCCAATGTTACAAGATGATCTTTTATATGAAGTAAACCAACCTCCAACTATAACTTTACCATTAGATTGTACTTGAATATCATTAACACGATTATCGAATCCAGAACCTACATCAAAAGTTACATCTGTTGTTCCATCAGATGACAACTTAACAATTCTATTTGAAAATTGTCCACCTACATAGATATCACCACCAGAGTTGATGGCGATTGCGTATACAAAATTATTGAATGATGGCATATTTGATGTGAAAGTAGAATCAAAAGCTCCATTTACACCAAGTTTAGCCAAACGATTTGAACTATTTCCATCATAAGTAGAAAAAATACCACCTACTAAAAGACTATCATCAGACAACACTTTACATACAAATGCGTGATTATTGAAACCATCTCCAACAACAAAAGTATTATCAATACTTCCGTTTGTATTTAATCTTACAATTTTGCTATAATAATCACCATTGACGGTTTCAAAGTGACCAATCACTATAAGTTTTCCACTTGATTGTTGTACTATTTCACGAATATGTCCATCATATGAGTAAAATTTTGGAGATGTAAATGTTTCATCTAAAGAACCATTAGCATTAAATCTTTTTAAAACAGTGTAATTATCACCATCGTACAAACCACTCATACCGCCAACTACAATTTTTCCATCAGATTGGATGCAAAGAGCATTTCCCATTCCAATGTAGTCATAATCTGTAACATCTGATAAAAAAGCATCTGGTTGATCAGCAAAATTGAATTTGTTTGGTATCAAATTAGTTACTGAAACATAACTCGTATTCATCCCTGTCAATAAATTTGGTAAAGAAATAGACATTTATACTCCTATATTTAGAAATAAAGTTCGTTGTTGCAGAAAGGACATGATTTGTTCTTTTTTGCATCTTCTACATCAAATGCAAAACGACTTTTACAAAATAAACAAATAATTTTTTCTCGACCAGACATCCAGCCTTTTGCTATCTGTTGCTTGACCATATCATCAGTTACTGTTTGTTTTTCAAACATTTCTTTGATAATTTTATTTTTCATTTCTTTGAAAATTTCATCTATTTGAGTTGCATCCATAAAAATCTCCTTATAGTATTTTTACACTACATTTATATAATGTTATATTTTTTTTTAAAGAAATAAATTAATTTTTTTTTATATTTTAAACATTATTTTTGTATATTTTTTTGAGAAAAGATCTTATATTTTTTTCAATATTAATTGTCAAAAGTTGACAAGATAAACATTTAAAATTAATCATTTATTTTTTTTATTGTATTTTTCTTTTGCTTTTTTAGATCTGCAAATTTTACACGATCTGCATAATCCGTCTGATTTTGAATTGTCTGGAGAGAAAAGTTTAAATTCCAATATTTGCAAACAGTTAACGCATTCTTTCTTTCCGTAAGCTACATGAGGATTGTTTTTTTGCAAATGTGGCTTCGCTCTACTTCCTGTTATATGACCTCCCTCACGCTCACATATGTAGCGACCATTTCTGGCTATATTCTTATCGTGCGTAAGTCTTAGCGGAGTATGTTCCTCGTTGCAGAAGGAGCAAAATAAGGTAATTTTGTCGTTGGCAATATGGGTGTGGTAATATCTTTTTGATTTTTTATTGGCATTTTTCTTTGACTGCTCTTGAAATGTTTTGTCTCCTTGAGTTTCAGCAAGGTATTTCTTGGCCCAAGAAACTATATCCTTATCCGATACAAGTTGGCTATCATCTTCAGTCCATAATTTAAATTTTAATCCTTTTTTTGCTGCGAAATCCTTCGAATCATTGATTTGATCGATCACAGTTTGATGTTTTAACCATAGTTTTGGCTTTATTTCCCATATTTCTGTTCCACTATTTAATTCTACATAGAGGTCTGGATTTCTCCATGATTTCTCTCCACGGAAAACTTCACAACGACAAAAAGATTTAACTGAAGGATTTGATTCTAAAAGAAATAGGCATCTTAGTTCATATGATGAAGAAAAATAAATAGGTGAATTGTTTTTTTCGGATTGAAAGTAACCTCTAATGTGCGAATGTTTGAAGTCTCCACTAGCGTGTTGACTGGCACATTTTTTCGAGATGTTTTCCTTCCATGTCATTCGAACCTCTGGCTTTAAATTCATAACCCAACGATTTTTTCCATAATCATAAATTCGTACAAGACCACGACTAAAGGCCCATTCGGATTCGGTCATACCATCTGGACATTTGCTACTAGATTTCTTCTGGCTTTGTTTGCTTAATCGTCTTTGCAATATGGTGTTTAAGTACGAATAATCAGACTTGTGTTTCTTTTCAAGGGTAAATCCAATAGATTCATAGACTTTTCCAATACTCATACGATTGTCGCTGAAACTTATGATTTCATCATAGTCCATTTTCTTTGCCCAATCTACGGCTTTTTTTAGTAACTTCCCAGCACCACCAATCACTTGTGTTTTGGTTCGGAAACATAGTCGATCTAAAACAATTTTGTTTTCAGATATCTGTCGGCTATGTCTTCCAAGTGACATGACACCAACTAATTCTTCTTTGTGCCAAAGACCAAAATATACTATTCCAAGATTGTTTGATCCTTGAATGTGAAATTCTTCTAAAAATGATTTTGAATCTAATTTTGAAAGTTCTTTTACCTCACAATTTCTAGCTGACAATCTTTTCGAGTAACAACCAGCCTTGGACAACAAAAGTCCTTCCCATTGTTTTCTTCTAGAAGACCATTCGTCTGAAAAAACGACTATATTTGTTCCCGAAGAAGGCGTTTTAAACTTTGAAAACGATTTTGAATCGGACAAATCGACAAAGTCAATTGCGAGTTCAATACCAATACTTTGCAGCCATTCTTGTGGTGTTGTTTGTTTCATTTTAGCCATTGTTTAAGTGTAAAGTCAAATGCCCTACTCCTAAAGAGGACTTTGCTTTTATTGTATCATTTTTATTTAATTTTTTATGCTTATATTATTACACTTTTTAAATAGTAAGCACCATTAAATAAAAAAACCCACTCAGCTTAACACTAAGTGGGGTTTTTTTTATTATTCTAAAACTTTATGTTAGTTTAAGAATAGAGTGTAAAAATCAAATAATAAAATTAGCAATCGACATTCTTGCGTAGAACTTCGCACCTTCACGAAGCAATTTCTTGCCGTATCGTGTTAAAATTCCCTTACGAGGACAGAAGCTCTCTGGATCGAGAACAACAGGAGTCTGAGTAAGAGGAACATAAGGGCAATAGAAATATCCTGAGTCAAGATATGAATCGCCTTTATAGCCCATAAGGATTTGGTTAGATGGGAACAATGGATCTTTATATAGTCTCCAACGATTGTTCACAGTACCAACATACTGGATACCCAAGCTGCTGCTGAAAGTTTCAGAAGGTGCAGGAGCAAAACCAGCGGTTGCGGTTTCAAAGATCGAAGCAACTTCAGGAGATGTAACGATGAAGTTAGCACCACCACGAAGGGTCTTACGATGAATAACGGAGGAAATTTCAACGATCTTCACATAAAGAGATTCGTATTTTTCTTTGATAGTATCACCCAAGGAGGTGTTGAAATCCCAAGCGGTTACAGTACCAGCATTTTGACGGAGGTCGGTGAGGACTTCACGATCAATTTCAAGATTAATTTCTTGAGCAAGAACTGCGGTCAATTCGGCTTCAGCATCCAAGTTGTGTTGTGAGCGAAGATCTTGTTGAGCTTCATAAGACCATACAGCCTTCAACTTACGGGTTTTGGCAGTAATATCTTCAGATTCAACAACGAGGTTGATTTCTGGAAGATCTTGTGAGCATTCAAGATTAGCTTCGTAACTTGCAACGATATGGTTATCACCAGGGTTGCCACCAGTCCAAGCAAGGGTAACCACGCCAGTAGTAGCATTTAAGCTTGATCCTGCGGAGGTTGCTTTTGGGCTAGGAGTTCCGATATCGGTAAAGTTAAATACACCAGCGGAACTTACGCTGAATGTTTGAATAGCTACAGCACCTTTATAAACGGTACCAGTAACGGTTCCGGTTAAGATAGGGGTGTGTTCAAAAGGACTATATACAGATGTTGAGGTTACACCAGCATCGGTAGCTCCCACTTCATTTTGAACGAACTGATGGGAATAGAAGATATCGAGATTAGCAGTACCATCTGCTCTCTGCATCAATGAATTTGCATCATCGCCAGGGAAACCGCTATTATTATCAGCACCACGAGTAGCACCCTTGTTGGAAGAGTATCTAAAGCGGAGATAATAAACAAGACCAGTAGGTCCGAGCAAAGGCTGGACTGATACGATCTTATTAGCGATCAATTGTGGGTAGATCCTACGAACCAATGGGATTGAGATTCGTTTGAACTGTGCGATGTCAGCGGTGTCGGTAGACACTTCGTTGATAAGGCGTTGGTTTTCGAGAAGAACTGCTGTGGCTGCACGAGTATTACGGTCTTCGATGCCTTCGAGGAGACCAGTCTTAGCCCAGCGTCCTTCTAACTCTTTAGCTTCATTTAAAAATCTAGCATTAGCGTTCATATTAAAATTTCCTTTATAACTTGTTAGAATTTAGCTTTTACTTTGGTTTCTTTATACCTGAAAGAACCAAAATTTGGTCTATTTCACTGCTGTTGTTGCCGACATTTTCCGCAATGACGACTTCTTGATCAACAACTTTTTGTCCTCTCCCCGTTACATTCTTTGCTTTTTCAAATCTTTCTTTCTGTTCTGTGATTACTTCAGATCTCTTCTGTGAAGATGTCGCTTGTTTTTGCTCTGTAATCAAATTTTTAGCATAGCGTACATTTTCATTAAGTTTGGTATTTTCGGTAGACAAGCGAATATTGCGAGCTTCCATAATACGGAGTTGGCCTCTAGACTCTTCCAATTGTTTTTGGAATTCTTCAACTTTAGCTGAAGAGAAGTTTTGAGATTCATCATCAGACAAATAGTTACTTGCGATATCAACGATTTTATCCAAGGCAACTTTATGTTCTGCGATACGAGGATCGCTAACAACATCTTTGCGAGCTTGTTCGTAAATTTCTTGACCTTTTGCTTGCAAGAATTGATCTACTTTGTCTACGATATATTCTTTCATTTCTTGAAGTTTCTTGTCGTATTCTTCATACAACTCAACTTCGATGTTGCCGTTTTTGGATCGTTCCGACTTCAACATTTGATAAGCTTCTTCGTATCCTTCTTCAAGAGCGTTTTTGTATTCTTCGCCTTGAATATCTAGACGATTCCGCAAATCGGCAATGATAGCATATGCTTCTTCATAGCCTTGTTCTGCGGTTTTTTCAGAGTTTGACAATTCCCCAGAAAGTTCAGTATAGGCTTCTTCAAGTTTCTCGTTATATTCTTTTTCGAGATCTAGCTTTGCCTGATTCAGCATTTCATTGATAGCTGAACTTACTTCCTTTACATCGGATTCTGGTAAAAGTTTTTTGATTGCTTCGATTATCTTTTCCATTAGCCTAACCTCACTTTGCTAGTATTTCGTTTTTAAAAAAATTAAATCAAACAATTTTAGATTTTATATTCTTTGTTTGATCTTCAATTATTCCACCTAAGCAAGCTATTAATGCTTCTTTGCTAATTTTATGTATGCTTCTGCTTTCGTTTTTAACTGAAGAATCAGAAGATTCCACTGAATTATTTGATGGAATGTAACTTTCACGCTTGCTTACAACTTTTTCTTGGAAAGCAGAATGTGTAGATGGATCAGCCACTGCATCGAATGTTAATAGTTTATAACTTTCGCCAATGACAAGAATTCCACTTTCATCTACTCGTCCATTACCAACACCTCTGCTGCTGATTCCAACACGCACACCATCATTGATGAGTGCTTTTAGAATACGGCCATGAGGAGTGTTTAATATCTCGCCTTCACCCATAAGATTATTTCCTTCCCACCATAACTTAGTAATTACATGGGAAGCTTTTTCGAAATGTATGATACTATCTGTAGGATGATCTAATTCGCCAATCAATCCTCTTGCTTCAATTATTGGAGTCAGAGCCTTAACATTGTCGTTTAAGACGCTGTAAGGATATTTCCTTTTATTTTTATTGACAGCTTCTGCTTCTTGGAATTTCCCTCTAAAGCTAGTTAATCCTTTATTAGTGGATTCATTTAGACTTAGAACGAAACCGCCAGAATTGCAGGAGTCAACAAGTAGCATTTTATCACTCATTACTCTCCTTTATTGGTTGATTACTGGTCTTTTGCTTTCTGGGGATAAAGTATTTTTAAGATTAGGCCAAGTATCACTATCTTGGTATGTTCCTAATTCATCATTATCTTTATCTGCACCTTTTTCGCCCTTCATTGTAAATTCAAAAGCATCAGGAATGTAGGGATTGTTTAGGGAAGGCCAAGTATTATCTCCGCTATCGTTTCCTAAAGCATCACCCATCATTTCTTCTTCGCCACCGAAGGACTTTCCATCGCTTACTGGACTGTGATTAAGACCATATTCATCCCCACCATTAAATTTGGAAGGAACAGCATCGGTTTGTTTTGCAGCCCAAGCATTCATGGGGTGATCTCCACCTACCGAGGTATGAACATCCATGTCTTTCCATTCGCCAGAGTGATCCAAGTTTGCTTCAACCAATTCACTGATATAATCAGCGATATTTTCTGCTAATTCCAAACTAGGAGCAGAATTTCTATTGAGTACAGATTCACATTCAGACATGAAACTAGCGGTTTCTACCTTAGCAACTTCATCTCCGATTTGAATTGCTGCTTTATTCATTTCGTGAAGTGCTTTGTATAAATCGGAAAATACTTTTAAATCAATGCTATCGCTTTCGTCTATTTTGTCAAAGAAATCAACAGCTATGTTTTGGAATTCAACATATGAATCTTTGCATGTTTTGCATTCGGAAGTTACATCATTAGAGTAACCAGCCAACTTAGCGATTTTGCTAACACGACCAGTATAAGCATGATGTGCGGTTCTTAGAATTGCTTCTGCCATAAAGTTACAAACGCTATCATCATAATTATTTACATTTGCGATTTCAAGAGCTTCAGCGATGTTTGCTGATAGTTCATCTTGAGTCAAATAAAGAACTGATGGCCATTTTGCGACAATGTTTTCCAAGCATTCTTCAAGATTAGCATTGTCAGATATATTGTTATATCTTTTAAGTTCAGCAATAGCCTTTACGAATGATTGGTCTTCATTTACTCTTTTTGCTTTGCCACGAAGAACTTTAACTTCGGTATCTAAAGTCTTCCAATTAAATGCAAGAACTTTACCTTCGTTACGCTTTTGTATGTTTGGAATTGCCAAAGCAACTACATT